TAAACCTGCTCGTTCTATTAACTTCATCACATTAAACTTTGTCGCAACTCGTACAGGGGTGGCATTTTCTGAGGTAGGAGGCTAACATGGCACAAATAGACGACTTTAAAGCAAATTTAATTGGTGGCGGTCAAAGAGTTAACCAATTTCGTGTAACAATTACACCACCACCTGGCATTGCAATCGGATTAGATGTAAGAAGAACTTCTTTTCTATGTACTGCAACTACATTACCAAATATAACACTAGGTGAAATTGCTCTCAAATACAGAGGTAGAAGTATTATGATGGCTGGAGATAGAGATACTACAGGTGATTGGACTACTACTTTTTTCATGGACACAGACTTCATGATTATGAACGCACTACAAAGATGGTCAAATGGTATCAATGATTTTGATACTAATACAGGTGTTAATTCAATGGCAGACTATGCAACAGACTTAACTGCTGAATTTTTAGATAGAGATGATACTGTATTAAAAACATACATCTTTAAAAATGCATGGCCGAAAGACATAACTTCTGGTCAAGGACTTGATGCAGAAGGTGAAAACTCAATTAACAAATTTGACTGCGTGTGGAAATATCAAAACTACTCTATTAGTGGAGTGAACTTCTAAAACAGTCTTTTTTTTCCTTATAAATATAGGGAACAATAAAGATTAATTGGAGAATATATTATGGCAGAACTATTTGGTTTCAAGTTCGGAAGAACAACAGATACCAAAAGTCAAGAAAAGTTTACAGTACCCCCAACAGATGACGGCGCAGTCGAAATATCTGGGGGTGGTTTCTTTGGGCAAGTACTAGATACAGATGGTAGAGAAAGGTCAGAAGTTGACTTAATTCGTAGGTATCGTGAGATATCACAACAACCTGAATGTGATAGTGCAATTGAAGATATCGTGAATGAAGCAATCGTATCAAATGAAAAAGATATGGCAGTTGCAATCGAACTTGACAGATTGGATTATCCAAAAAGTATTAAAAATAAAATTCGTGCAGAGTTTGATACTATAATGTCGCTTTTAGATTTTGATGTAAAAGGACACGACATATTCAGAAGATGGTACATTGATGGTAGAATTTTTTATCATAAAGTAATAGATAAAAAAAATCCTAGAAAAGGTATCGTTGAAGTAAGATACATTGACCCCAAAAAAATTAGAAAAGTAAGACAGGTTGATAAAGATAAAAAGCCTGGCACATCTTTAGATATGGTGGTAGGTGTTACAGATTATTTTATATACAATGATAAAGGATTAAATTCTGGTCAAATAAGTGAAGGTGTTAAGATTGCAGATGATTCTATTACATATGTACCTTCTGGTTTGATTGACCAAAACAAAGGTCATGTACTTTCTCATTTACAAAAAGCAATTAAACCTGTTAACCAATTAAGAATGATTGAAGATTCTGTTGTGATATACAGAATATCAAGAGCACCAGAAAGAAGAATATTTTATATTGATGTTGGTAATCTTCCTAAGATGAAAGCAGAACAATATCTAAAAGATGTTATGAATCGTTATCGTAACAAATTAGTTTATGATGCATCTACAGGTGAGATTCGTGATGACAGAAATCATATGTCAATGTTAGAAGACTTCTGGTTGCCTCGTAGAGAAGGTGGTCGTGGTACAGAAATTACTACATTACCTGGCGGTGCAAACTTAGGTGAGATAGAAGATATAAAATATTTCCAAAACAAATTATATCGTTCATTGAATGTACCTATCTCTAGAATGGAAGCTGAAAGTGGATTTAGTTTAGGTCGTTCTACAGAGATTACCAGAGATGAATTAAAATTTTCAAAGTTTGTACAAAGACTAAGAAAAAGATTCACACCTATCTTTACTGATATGTTAAAAGCTCAATTGATTCTAAAAGGTATTGTTACTTTAGAAGATTGGGATAAAATGAAAGAACATATTCAGTATGACTTTTTACAAGATGGGCATTTTGCTGAATTAAAAAAGGCAGAATTATTGCAAGATAGATTAAATGCATTACAAACTATCGAATCATATATTGGAACATTCTATAGTAAAGAATGGGTGCAAAAAAATGTACTAAATATGACAGATGCAGAAAGAGATAATATGCAAGACCAAATTAATAAAGAAGCAGGACTTGATGTAGATGATGGTGGTATTGATATGCCAGATGCTACTGATGGTATTACAAGATACCCACAAGATGCAACAGGTGGATTCATATCACCTGATGACCTAGAAGGTTCTGATGGTGTAAATAATAAAGGAGAAGATGATGGCGGAAACTAAAGATATAATAGATGCTTTATCTAATGGTGATAACTTAGGTGCTGAACAAGCATTTAAAGACACAATACAAGCAAAAGTAGGTGATGCATTAGAAGTAAAAAGAAAGGAAGTTGCTAATACATTTGTTCAATCAAATAAGGTTGAGGATGATGTCGAAGAAGTTTAATTCTTTTTATATACCTTTTTTAGAGAAAGATGAGCATAAAAAATCCAAAGAATATAAAAAACTCAGTCCTAAAATGAGAGGTGCTGTAGATGAAATATTTAAAGTAATGGATGCTAAACCCTCAGATTTCCTAAATACTTTTGAGAAAACTATTAAAGATATAAGTAAGAAGAAAAAGGTTCTTGAAAAAGACCTTCTTTCGTATTTTGAAAAAGAAGTACTATCAATTTAAGGAGTAGATAGATGGCTATTGTTGCAAGAATATTAAGAGACACCGTAGTAAATGCTGCTGGTGCTGGTGGAACAGTAACAGTTAAAGTTGATATCGAAGATGATGCTGCTGCAAATGGTGCTATCTTAGATGCAAGTGGATTAGATGGTCATGCAAACGGAGCTAAATTACATATCAGTAGACTTTGGTGGGCATTAACTCAAGGAAGTGCTGATGACGATACTGGACATGTTGAAATTCAAGAAGTATCTTCTGGAACTGATATTGTTCAGATTAGACTTGCTGGAACTGGACACTATGATGGTTCTGCTGGATTGATTAAGGGAACTGCTGCTAACACAACAGCAACTTCTGGTGACCATGAAATAACTACTTTCGGTACATCTGGATTTGTTATAATTGAATTCAAAAAAGACGAAAATTACGCATAAGAGAAGAATTATGAATAAAGTAAAACTAATATCAGAATCAATCGCACAAGATGTACAATACATCACAGAAGAAAAAGAAAACGGCAAAAAGAGTTACAAGATTAAAGGTATCTTTATGCAAGCTGGAATTAAGAATAAGAATGGTCGTGTATATCCAGAAGAAATACTTCAAAAAGAAGTTGCAAGATACAACAAAGAATTTATCAATGAGAATAGAGCATACGGTGAGTTAGGACACCCAGAAGGTCCTACAATCAACCTAGAAAGAGCCTCTCACATGATTACTGCATTATATCCAGATGGAAAAAACTTTATAGGTGAAGCAAAGATATTATCTACACCTATGGGTGAAATTGTAAAAACCCTTATGGATGAAGGTGCTAAACTCGGTGTTTCTTCAAGAGGAATGGGGAGTTTAGAAACTAAAAAGGATGGCGCTAGTTATGTAAGAGATGATTTTTATCTTGCAACTGCTGCTGATATTGTCTCAGACCCATCTGCTCCAAGTGCTTTTGTAGAAGGTATTATGGAAGGAAAGGAGTGGGTATGGAATCATGGGGCGTTAATGGAAGCCGAATTAGTTGGTATGAAAGAAAGAATCAACGCTAGAGTTCGGAAGAAAAAGACATTGGAAGAATCTTTGGAATTTGCAAAGTTTTTGAAAATGTTATGATGTATAAATAAATGTTAATATAACCGAATTATATTTTTAAAAACAATAGATTCAATTAGGAGATATCCGATGGCAAATGAAATCGAAAAGACTATTGAAGAATTAGAAGCAGAAGTGCTTAGTGAGTTAGAAGAAGCCAATGGTGCTGATGCTCCTAAGAAAGGTGCTGCTAAAGCAGAACCTCAGTTAAAAGCTTCTGATGCTTCAAGTGTAACACCTGGCGGAGAAGTACAAGATATGGGACCTGCCGTAACATCACCTACAGATAAATCTGGACCTGGCACACAAGCTGGTAAAAAAGCAAAAGAAGCGTCTGGTGATTCTGCTCAGAAGAAAGAAGGTAAAGCAGATTCTATGGACACACCAAATGATGGTGAAAAGAAAGTTGCAAAACCTATCGCTGCTGGTGACCAAGTAGAAATGTCAGATGACCAAGAAGTAATTGCTGAAACAGAAGAAGTTAAAGAGATGGACAAAATGGAAATGATTAAGGCAATGAAAAACATGGAAACAGAAATGAAAGATATGCCTGTTGAAATGGTCAAAGCTACATATGACAAAATGAAAGAAATGATGTCTAAAGAAATGGCAGATATGTCTGCTGAAGAAAAAGAAAAAGAAGCATTAAAGAAAGAAGCAGTTGAACAAAGAATTAAAGATATTAATGTTCAAGAACATGTTGACGCTTTAATGAGTGGAGAAGGTGACTTATCAGAAGACTTTAAGAAAAAAGCTGCAACAGTTTTTGAATCAGCAGTTAAATCTAAAGTTCGTGACGAAGTTACAAGACTACAAGAAAATTACGAAAACGAAATAGTAGAAGGTATTAAATCTAACAAATCTGAATTAACAGAGAAAGTAGATACATACATGAACTATGTTGTTGAAGAATGGATGAAGGAAAATGAACTTGCAGTAGAAAGAGGTCTTAAAGGTGAAATTGCTGAAGACTTTATTGCTGGTTTAAAACAATTGTTTGAAGACCATTATGTTGACATCCCTGATGAAAAATATGATGTACTACAAGCACAATCCGACAAAATCGCTGAGTTAGAGGAGAAGGTTAATAAATCAATTGAGGAATCAATCGACTTTAAAAAATCTAATGACACTTTGACTCGTGACAAAGTTATATCAGAGGTTTCTTCTGATTTAGCTGATACCGAAATTGAAAAGTTTAAAGGACTTACAGAGGATATTGACTTCGGTAACGAAGAAGATTTCAGAAGTAAACTTGATACTTTAAAAGAAAGTTATTTCCCTAGAACTATTAAGGAAACAACTGAGAATATAGATAATGTAGAAACTGGCCCTGCACAGGACATTGACATAACAGATTCAATGGCTGCATACAGTAAAGCAATTGGAACTGCTGTCAAGGGTGCAACTAAGTAAATATATAAATAGTAGAAATTAAAGGAGAAAACTAAAATGTTTCAAACAGAAAATCTACAAGAAAAGTGGTCGCCGGTCCTTGCACATCCTGATTTACCAAAAATTGATGATGCATATAAAAGGGCAGTAACTACTGTAATTCTTGAAAACCAAGAGAAAGCAATAAGAGAAGATAGGAACTTTCTTTCAGAAGCAGCACCAACTAACTCAACAGGTGCTGATGTTGAAAACTGGGACCCAATCTTAATCTCTTTAGTTAGACGCTCAATGCCTAACTTAATCGCATATGATGTATGTGGTGTACAACCAATGACAGGTCCTACAGGACTTATCTTTGCAATGAGAGCAAGATTTGCTTCACAAGATGGTGCTGAGGCACTTGGTGATGAAGCTGATTCTGGTTTCAGTAATGATGACGCTGCTGGTGATTTAACATCATCTGCAATGACAGGTACAAACCCATCTGCATTAAACGACAGTCCATCTGCTGGTCAGTATACATCCCCAACAGGTATGACTACTGCACAAGGTGAGGCTTTAGGAGATGCATCAGGTAATGCATTTGCTGAAATGGCGTTTAGTATAGAAAAAACAACAGTAACCGCTGTTACTCGTGCTTTAAAAGCTGAGTNCACAATG